ACGGGTGCCGCCGGATTTATCGGATTTGTGTTAGATTTCACAATTCGGTCGCGTCCGATGGTTGACCGGCATTACCATCGATTTGGACAATACCCGATTGGTTCGAGTCTATGCTTACTGCTGAATTATTCTGAAGGGCCACGTCAGCCGCCCCATCGTTTGCATCTTGAGAAGCAATATGAATTGCTAAGTTAATTGTATCATCTGGAACTTGCTCGATAAACAATCCGATATCCAATCTCAGTCTCCTGAGAGTGCAATACATAGGATAGTATTGAGTGGAGAAAGACCAGCTAAAATCACTGCCTAGTGAAGTTGCTCCATCACTAATGGTATTTTTAAGGGTAATGGTAACTAGTTGATTTTGTGTTAGTTGTCCATCTCCAATATCAATAGTCAAAACATCGCCCGCCACAGTAGGACTAACATGTGCCAGTCCGGACGGGGGAGTTTCACCAGTTACAGATTCAGTTGTTACTAGAACAGAAACACCACTAGTTACGGTTCCTGCATCAATTCCAGCACTTAGAGTTGCACTTGCAGTGAACTCACCTGCTGGCAAAACAACATTACTGGCTCCATTAATAGGATCTGTGCTTAGAACGTTGAATGAGGTAGTTGCGCCTCCGCCAGCAACCACAGCTGCAGCTGGGGCTGGATCACCTAGCACAGATGTTGCAGTAGTATCCGGGATAGTCTGGATTGATCCTGATCCAGTCTTAAATGACCATTTGGCATTTCCCACAAAAACATTGCGAGGCTTAACAACTACATGCCAATGATCCCCCGCCGTATAGGTATCTTCTGGAAATTCAACAACAACTCCATCTGATAGAAGAACTCCACTTCTTTTTGTTCTAAATGGTCCAAAAACAGAACCAGGATCGCTGTCTCTGTAAAACGTGAACTTAGCATCGCCAGCTGGACCTGTGGCGGTAATATCTACATGATAAATATCAGTAACAGTACCAATATAGCCACCATCAAAATCAACCTCAGCTGTGCTGACATTTGTTCCACTAGCTACAGTATCAAAGACTGTTCTCTCAGAAATGCCCGTTTGTAATGAATCTAATTCGTCTTCATCTCCAGAGAGATAGACGTTATATTCAGTGCTACTCTGTAGTCGATTGGTAGGTGTAAATATAGCTTTTGTTCGATACAGATGACCTGAACCAACAGTATCAACACCAGGAATGACCGTAGTGGTTGCAAGGTCTAGTCTTTCAAAAGAAATTATGCCTTGAACGATTCCTTGAAACCCAGGTGATTGGAGAATTTCTGTCTCTCCACTACCAGTACTTTCAGCTTCATGAAACAGTTGGAGATCAGGTCCTAGCCAAGTGTCAAAGTCAGGACCTGTAACGAAGAAATTGCCGCCGGCTATAGTGGTCTCATCGATCTCTCGATCAAATACAACAAAGATTTGATCTGATGTAATGATTCCTATGCCAGAAGCAGCAGGATGAATTAGATCAACTATGCTAGATAGATCGGCCATCCATTATTCACCACCTAAAGGTTTGCCAGCTGCAAAGTCAGCTAAATCTTCAATAGGAAATTCCACAATTTCCTGCTCTGATTCTATCACATCAAACGTGATTGTCTCTTTAGGTGTCATTCCCTTAGGCATAGGAAGAGGCTCTTTGTTGGCAGAATCCGCAATAACTGAAACCACTTCTTTCTGTAGTTTTCTAATTGTGGATTCTAGATAGTCTCGAACACTTGCCCTTGGACGTTTGCGCTTCATCTCAAGATCTCGCAATGTTCTAAACAACCTAAGATCATCTTTGTCTTTGAGTGCAGCCTTAAGGGCATTGGCAGACTTCTTGCTCAGGTAGAGACATCTCTTCTGAAACTTCTCTTCCTTAGTTCGCCGTTGTGCCTCAAGCTTCATACGCTTGTCTTCTAGCTTGTTTTTCTTTTCATTAGCTAGGTGAGCCTTTACCTCAGGGGAGGGCTCAGAAACGGCTGGGCGACTCTTGAGCCATACTTCATAAAGATCTTGAAACTTCATGTCGCTTGTAATCTTGCCGTCTCGCAAAGACACAAGTACTTGTTTTTGTTCTTCGGCTTCTAGTTTGTTAAAATCAACCTCAACAGGGCCTCGGTCAGCAAAGGAAAGAGAGACCTTTAGGTCTCCTGGCTTACCAAGAAACCACATAGCAGGACCAGTATCACTCAATTGAATCTGCATGTTCACTCCATTTATCGTGTTGAAATGTTTCTACTTTCAGGTGCTTATCAGCCATCATACTATCTACTGTCTTCTCTATAGCTTCTGCTTTGCCAGAGATTACAGCAGCTTGATATCTCATCCAATCCTTAAACTTCTTAGTGGCTATCAGTCTACGGAAGGCTGTCTTCCTATTTTGATCCTGACTACGATGGTTGCGAGATTCACCTCGAGCACCAGAAGCTTCATGTACCAGCCTGCATGCGCAGCTAGTCTTGTCACCCTTCTGACCGCCAGACTTGCCAGCCCTAAAGTACTGGATGTCAAAGTCTTTTTTAGTTACAGAGAATAGAACAGGATTCTTCTTGTCATAGTTGATGATCATTGGGACCTCCAGTTGATAAACAAATACCCCCCAAGTATATCACTTGGGGGGCATTTGCGTCAAACAACTACAACTCTAATCGTTACTAGAGACCTAGACTAGCATCTGGTGCAATTTTAGCAATATTACCAGAGACATCAACGTGAGCTTGTGCAGGTAGCGCAATCTCATTAGGTACAACATGAACGTTACGGAGAACGGCGATTGCCTGACCCTCATTGAGGATACCAATACCATATCGTTCCCGTAGCTTGATCTTGCGAATATCAACTCGTGGATCATCAAACTCTTCCGTGGTTACTTCCTCGTCCACTACGTGTACGCCTAGCTCATTGCTATCGAACATGTAGATATCGGTCAACTTACGAGTTGGATCGAAAGGAACGAAAGGAGAAACAATAATACGGAAAGGCACATTCAGATAGCTTGGCAACTGTGGTGCAGACTGTAGATCCTGAGGGAACTCTAGGAGACCCGAAGGAGTCTGGCCATGAGGAGCAGCTGCTCCACCAGAAGTCTGACCAGGTAGAAGCTGCTGACCGCTTGCTGCACCTAGTCCACCCTGAGATGAAGCATCCCATGGTGCACGGCTAGCTGGGCTGCCAGTCCATGAAGCGAAGAATGTTCCGCCGCCATTTGCCTGAACAAATGCACGCAGTTGAGCATCTTTTACCCACATTACCCATGTGAGAGGATGCATCAACAGTGTGTTGGGCATATATCCTGCTGTCAGAACCTGTGCGAATGCATCAAATACGTCATCCATGGTACAGGCACCATTAGCAGCACCTTCAAGATCACGGCCAGTACAAACGCCTAGAAGTGACTTGGTAGGCTCAAGGTTGTCGAATACCGATACACCCATTGAACGGATGTAATTGAAAATCTTAACCTCTTTGTGACGGGCTAGTGCGCGCCCTGCGGCACGAAGATGCATACCGATTACGTCAAATTGACTGTAACGAATCATCTCGTCAGTGACTTTAACAGCAAGACCGGACTTGCCGATGTTTGCGGTCACTGTTGCTCCACCCATCTGGAGGCTTCTTTCTGGGTATTCTCCGCCCTCGGGAATATCAGCAGCAGTTAGAGCACCAACAGCTGGGAAAGTAATACTTTGACCATAGCTATAGTTGATTCTCTGAAGTAGACTTGTGCCTACCAATAGGGGCTCCTGGGCTTCCTTGACAATATTGGAGATGACCTTAGGAAACAGCATTGGTGCATTAGGCACACTCAGCGCATCCTTTAGTTGAACTGTTTCTCCACCAGATGGATTTGTTCCGTTATTGTCCCAAATCCACTTAAACTCTTGAGCGGTGGCATCTTCGAGCTTGAATTCCATTCTATTATTCCTCCCGTACTTATCGGTTTGTTATTTATTCTATTTATCGACTAACTAGGTTAACGATAACAATAGTATCAGCTGCACCAGCATAATGAATTAGATCTGGGTGTCCACCTGTAGCAGAACCTGGCATCCTATCCATATGGCCCATGTTAGCGCTGGCAGAACCAGCAACTCCATTAGACATAGAACCTGACGAATCAGTTCCTAATGGTGGGTTGTAAGCAGTACGTACTCTATCGAGTGCATCACGTGGATGAGTCTCTAGAGCTAGAACCTGACCCAAGATATCCTTGTAGTCATCTCCACCAGCAGCTGGTACCAGGTTACTATTAGCGCCTGCTTTCAAGAAGTCACCAGGCTTAACTGGACCCAGAACAGAAGCGAACTTGCTTACAGTACCTGCAGCAGCTCCATTTCTGTAGTAGGTCAAACGAACAGTGCCTGCGGCACCGGATAGTGCTGTTGGTAGAGTGGCACCGTCAGCGCTGTAAAGAAAGATAACACCGACTGCATGATCCATCATGTAGTCACCAGCCTGAGTAATAGCTGCTAGAGAGCTTTTCTCTGACAGCAAAAGACCAGACAGATCATCGCTAGCATCAGTGCTGCTCATTGCAAGCTGCGTGCGGCTTGTCTGTCGAGCTAGATCCTGCTCATCTAGAGCAAGAGCAATAACTGTATGACTAGCCAGTACTGGTAGAGAACCAGTGCTTGCATTGTAACGACCAGTTGTATTGGCCTGAGCCTGTGCTCGAGTATGCGTGTCGCGAGTTCCAAACACTAGGTTAGAACCGGAAACAGCCTTCTCAACTGTCTCATTAGCTTCCTGTGCAGGAATCAATGGTAGACGCAGAACATAATCACAAAGGACTGCAATCTGATGTTGCATAATGTAGTTATGCTGACGCAACTGAGCAGGATTGAATCCATCGCCGCCGGCCCACTGAAGAGCTGCATAAGGAGCTACACCAACAGGATATTTCTTTGAGCCATCAGCATAATCACCATCGGAACCATAGCGTCCCAAAAAGCCAGAAGTAATAGCACCAGTTCCAGCTGTAGCAGCAGTCCAACTAGCATGTCGCACACCAGTAAGATTGGCCAAACTAACAGTTTTGGCTGCTGTAACAGGTGCGCCAGTAGCAATATCAACTACACCCTGATCTACATCACTTTGAGTATAAACAACTGATGCACCAGTAAGGCCATACTCAGCTGGCATTGCTCGTCCATTAGGATCAAGAGCTACTGCCTTACCTGGCATAATAACATTCCAGTTCTCATAATGTTTATCAAACATTTGTACTGGTAGCCAATCTGCAGGCCTTAACTCTAAAGCCGGTCGTGTGCCCTCACTATGCTCCACATCTGGAATTATATTTCCAACATGGTCCCACGCTTTGTGGCTTGCTTGGTATCGTCCCAAACTATCAAACTGTGACATTTAACATTTCCTCCTTAGGATTTGTCCTGA